CGACCCGCCGCCCTTGATTTCGATTTCAACATCGAACGAAACCGTTTCCTGGCCGATGCGTTTTTTTGCCTCGGACATGCCGCGATTCACAACAACGCGTTGCAGCTCCTGAAACGCATAATCGGGCAAAATGGACCCACAGGCAATGGCGTTTGCCGCCGGTGTCGGGGTCGGGTCAACCTGTTCAGTCGTTTCAATTTCGAACAAAAAAGCCTGATTGGCAAATTGTAACACGCGCTCCTCCTTTTACCCGCATCAACGCGGGATCGGTAAATAAACAGTCGTTTCAAAAAACAGGGTATACGTGATTTTCCCGGCATCGAACTCGTCGATGGTAATGCCCAAAAGCTCAAACGGGCTGACTCCCGATAACCCCAGGGTTTTGCCCAGAATGGCGTCCCGTGCCGACTCGATCAGTTCGTAGGTGTCCGTTGCGGCGTTCTTTTCGTTGGAGACGTTCTGGTTCACGATCACGACGGTAAACCGGCGCTTAAACATCGGACGCGGCTTTGAGGGTATTTTCTGATCGGAAAGGTAACAGACGAACGCCGCCGGGAACCTGAACGCTACGGGCTTGCCCTTTCTGCCCATCGATTCGACGTCCAGGAAAACCGGCTTTTCATCCGTGGTTTTCAGGGCTTTTACGGTGTCGATAAGTTTGTTTTCCTGGGTCGAAATGTCGCTCATGGATCCCCCACACCGAGTTGAATTGTCGGTTTATGCCGCCCTACTCCCAGCTTCAAAAAAACGTTGCGAACCCGCACTGAAAGAGTAGTTTCCTTTTCCCCTGCCTGGAGCCCGACGGACCGCCGGGCAGGGGTCACAGAGGGAGGCCGGTAACCACCGCCATGTTGAGGTGATCGTCCGTGGCCTGGTCGGCTGCAATCAGGGCGGCTTTGGCCTCCTGCTCGGGTGTCAGCGCAATTCCCTGCTTTTTCGCCTCTTCGCGAAGCCATTGCAAAAAGGCGGCGGACTTGGTGACGTCTTTCTCCAGCAGCCCTTTTTTCGAGGCTACCTCGATCACCCGGTAACCGATCGGGGCCGTTTCAGAAACGAATGCCGCACCGGCGTCATACGCGGTAATCAATTTTCTGCCCCACTCGGTTTTGGCGAGAAAGGGCCGCGCCAATTTAAAAACCTGAATGAAAAGAATGATGAGAACGCAGATCAACTGCAGAGTGGAATTCCCTTCAAAAAAGCTTGTGAGCGTCATTTCAACGCCTCCTTAAGGTTTTGCCAGGTCAGGGAGATATATTCCCCGGCCCCATTTCGCATCCAAAGCGAGTCCGGCAACAGCCGGTTTGATTTTGGGCGGATGTCGCCATGAATTCCCGGGTTATTCCAGAACGGGTAAACCCCGAGCCCATTGAAACCGTCGAATCTGACGACGGCCAGGAACTGATCGAACACATTCAGGCCCTTGACATGGAAATCAACCGCCATGCCCTTGTAGTGATACGAACCGTCCGTATGCCCGGTCTGGTCATACGCGTTGTGAATGATGACGGGCTTTTGCACGAACTCGGCGAATGCATCAAGCGTAAAAATCAGGTCACGATGGACCCTTCGCCAGTTCCCCCAATTTTCGCTCGGCTTGAAGCGCCGGACCTTCGGCCAGTCTTCGTCGGTCATATACGGGCTTGGCGGGCTGATGTTCAACATACGGGCCTCCTTAAAATCGATTGAGCAAACGGCGAGGGAACACGCGATCGCCGCGACGCATATTGGTTCTGTAGGCCCGAGCACCAGCCGACAAGGCCGCTGCCCCGGTTCCCAAAGTTACTTTGCCCATCTGGATTTTTTCCAACAGCTTCATGGCGTTCTCATGCCGCTCGGCGGTCTGTTTGGGCACCTCATTGGCCAGGCGATGCCCAAACAGCTCGAAAACCGTCAGATCGATGGCGATGAACTTAATAAGCTCGGGGACCGGATCAAGAGGTAACGGCCGGCCCAGGCCGCCCAAAAAACCGTCCATGACCGCACTGACTTTCGCCAGGGCGTTGCCCAAAACCGTGGTATTGATCGTGGTGGTATCAGAGGTCAACCGCACCAAATCCACGCTTGGGTATTGTTTTTCGATATCGGCCTGGGTGCAATAGGGCATGGTCTACCACTCCAACCGATCAGCGGTCGCGGTCGCGGTGCGGCCGCGCAGGTAAATCGGCGGTGTCGAGGTTCCCAAAACGAAATCTCTCGTCGATCCGCTGGCGATCTGGAACGGGTATCGTTCCCCGGTCGGAACGGTGGAAGGGCCGTAGTTGATCGCGCCATCCGTCGCCCCGACGGTCACCACGCGGGAATAGGTGGCCGGTGGGGTCAGCAGCACGGCGGCCGCCGTTCCCACGGTTTGGGTTCCGGTTGCCGTGTATTTTTCAAAGGGCGTTGCAGCGGTGGGGAGCGGATACCGAATCCCCGTTCGGCGTTCAGGGCCGTTTTCATCAAGGCCTTCACGGAACTTGCCGGGATCGACCCCAAGGACCTGGTGAGCCAGGGGCAGGACGGTCAGAGCAATCAGGGCGATAACAAGCAGTTTATTACGAAACATAATGTTCCTCCTTACACGACGGTTGCTTTAACAACGGCCTGAGGTTTGTTGAGAACGGGGAGGGGGCGCGATTCCACGCGAACCCATTTGCCGGAGGGATCCCATTGATCTTGCGAGTCCGCAAAGAACATGGAGGCGGGGTTGCCTTGGCCCACACCGTTGGGATCGTTTAAATTCACCACCGGAACGTAGATTTCACTGGCGGTTTGAGCGGAAACGCCCACCAAAATGAATTCTTTCGCGCCGATGAGATCTTGTTCGGCACCGTCTTTATCAACGTAGGTGCCCAGAACTTCCTCGATTTCGACCCCGGCCAGAAACGCGATGCGGCCTTCATCGGCGATCTGTTTCCCGGAGCTGTAATGCAGAAGCTTTTGAACCGCGCCGTTCTCGATGAGCGCATCCATGGCTTCGGAACCGCAGAAACCATAGAATTTGTCAACGCTGCCGACGGCTTTGGTGATCTGCTTTTTCCAGGCGCGCAGGTTCTTGATGGGGTTCGATTCGCTGTCGGTCCACTTCTGTTTTCCGGTCAACGTCGGTTTCTGATCGACACTGAACCCGTAATCGACAAGCGTATCGCCGTTGTCATCCACCACGGTTCCGCTGATGGCCTTGATCGCCATGAATTCGCGGGTGCGGTCGATTTCGGTCTTGATGTCGGTCAATTCATCGGCAATGCGCTTGCCGACCAGACCATCAGCAAACTGGCTACCGAAACCGCGAAGCTTGTCGAGATCGGCGGCACCGATGAAGCGTTTTTCAGCAAACCGCGTCCCATTGCAGGTAACGGTTTTCAGGCCCATTCCGTCCCTGATGGTGGCGGCGTCACTGACCTTGAGGTTCTTCAAAATTCGGCGGCTGCCGGATTTGATGTCCCACTGGAAGACACCCGAAACGAGGAACTTTTTGTTCCCGAAAACTTTGTCGAGAACCGAGGTTTTAACCGGAAACAGGTTAAGAACGGCCTCGGTCAGAACAAATGCTTTGAAAAGATTATCAACACTCACGTTCGTGCTCCTTTACTTTACGAAAATACCGACGGCATACAGGTCGGCTTTGCCGTTCGCATCAATGCCGGTCAGGCCGGATTCCAGAACATCACCATGGACGCAAACCAGGGCGTCAACCGTGGCACTCGCATGGGCATCCACGTCTTCCGCCAGAATGACCTTGGCACTTTCGGTCCCATCGTTGGCCGTATCGCTATACGGGGCATAATTGCCGCCGGTCACTTTCCCCAGAACCGTGCCTTTGCTTCGGGCAGTGGCATCAGCGGCCAGGGTGACGGTCATGATGATCGGCGGATGGCCACCGAACAGGGCCTTGAAATCAAGGGTCTTTTCAACAAGTCCGAGAGTCATGGGTTATTTTTCTCCTTTTTTGGCCACATGCTTGAGAATGGAATTGACGGCGGCGGTGTCGCCATTGGCTTCGGGCGGCTTTTTCCCCTTGGTTGCGAATTCCGAAAACAGGGAATGTTCGGAAAAGCTCATAATGAAGTTTTTGAACCAGTCGGCGGGGCTTTGTTTCTTCCCTTCGCTGAACTGAAATTCCTGGGTTTCCCCTTCGAGGTGTGCCATGAATTCGGCCAGGCCGTTTTCTTTCCAGGCGGGCAGGATCTTGGCGTCTTTGATGCCGGTTTCAATGAACGCATCAATGTCCTGGCGTTTGCGCCGGGTCTCGGCTTCGCTGAAACAGGAAGCCAATTCCTGGTTCTTTTTGGTCACAACATCCACCTGGCCGACCAACGCAAGATTCTTTTGCTGCTCCTCCGCGAGCTGTTGTTTCAAGATTTCGAGTTCGTTCACACTTTTTTCCTCCTGAAAATAAAAAGTCCCAAGGTCAAGCCCTTCCGAATAGGAAAGGCAGTCATCCGAAGAAAATGAGAAGTCGGCAAGGCCCTTGATTGCGGGTTTGTTGGCACCGAGCCAGGAGACGTGACGAAGAGTCCCGTCCGGATTTACCGCAATGGATCGTGTGCGAAAAAGCCCTTGATCGACGGCCCGGGCGAATTCCGGCACCACCTGCTTGAATTTCGCAAACACGGAATTACCGATGCGCTCCAGCTTTTCGACCCAACCGAAAGCCGGGCCCTTTTTAATGGGGTCCTTGTTTTCAATGTGGTCAATGGTGATCGGGGCCGGGTCCACCTTTTCGTTGTAGGAGCTCACCATGCGATCGAGGTCGGCCACGGTCCAGGTTTTTTCTTTGCCGTTTTTGTCTTTATGGGTTCCGGTCTTGAAAACTTCGCACAATTCCATGCTTTTCCTCAGAATCTTGATTTGAAGCCGATTTCGATATCTTCAAAAACGAATTTATCTTTCCGGTCATCATCATTCTAAGTTTTTCCAGAAACAGCCTCCAATGAAGGTATCAACACTTTTCGCATGCCTTTTCATCTTGATGCCTTCATTGGATAGGTTTGCCGGAAACAGGCATAAATAGGGCAGACAAAGGAGGCGGTGCATGAATGAAATCGCGGAATTATTGAAAGTTGCTGGGTTTCCCGGGCTGGTTTTCCTTATTTGGTATCTGTATCACCAAAGCGAAACCGCAAAGTGGCAAAACGCCCGCGTGGATGACGCCAAAAAGTGGGAAAGCCTTTTGATCCAGGTCAAGACCGATCAGGAATCCAAAATCGCGCTCTTACACGAAATCCTTTCCCAAAGCGAAAAAGCCCGGGAACGTGAGTTCGCGCTGTTAAAAGACACCATCGAAACCATGAATTTCCACTCCGGTCAGCTTGCTCGCATCGAGCAAAAGATCGACACCAACCAGTTTTGCCCGATTACGCGAAAGGAGCGCTCATGAATTCTGAAAGACTGCAGTTGAAAGGCTTGCTGGCTGACCTGCGCCGTCGGCAGGACATTTTAAACGCTGAGGGGTCCGGCCAGGTGCTCTTGATTCGACACATCGCGAACCCTCACCAGGATGATCTGCTCAAGATCGATATCGAAAAAGGGGTTGCCGCCATGCTGCGGCTCAGGGCGATAATCGCCGACCTCGGAAAAATCAGAGAGAAAATCACCCACCTCGTCGATGGTGAAGAGCTCAACTAATGGCGAAAAAAGCAGCCTTTTTTGCCGAAGCGGAGCGGCTTTACGTCATTGAGCAGATGACCTTCACCGAGATCGCCTCCCGTCTCAAGCTGGCGGAAAAGACCGTCCGGCTCTGGAAAGACGAAGGCGACTGGGAAACCAAGCGGAAACAGCATCTCGAACAAAAAGCCTCCTTTCACGAGGAGCTCTACGGCTTCACCCGGTTTTTGATGAAATCCATCAAAAACGACATGGAAGCCAACGTAAAAGTAGATTCCGGGCGCCTGTATACGTTTGCCCGCATCCTGCCCTTGATCACGAAAGTGAAAGACTACGAGGATCTGGTCGGCAAAGACCAGGCCGCCAAGCAAAAGACCGACGTCCCCGCCGAAACGATCGATTTGGTCAGGCAATTACTCGGAGAGGGTCGATGATCGATTCTGCCGACAAATACTTTCTTGATTACCAGCTCCGTTGGTTGGCTGACCAACGGCGAATTAAACTCTGGGAAAAATCAAGACGTATCGGCGCCACTTACACGCAGGCGTATGAAGATGTCCGGGACATCGTAAAAAAGGTAATCAAGAAAGTCTGGTTCAGCTCCGCCGACGAAACAGCCGCCAAAGAATATATCGAATACTGCGAGTTTTGGACAAGGGTTTTTGACGTGGCCGCCAAAAGCGTAGGCTATACGGTTCTTGAAGATGAAAAGGACATAAAAACCCTGACCATCGAATTTGCGACTGGGCAAAAAATACACGGTCTTTCCAGCAATCCAAGAGCGTTTCGGTCAAAAGAAGGGAAAATCATTCTTGACGAATTTGCACACCATGATGACCCGAAAAAGCTATGGATCGCGGCAAAACCGTGTATCACATGGGGTTACCCACTCCGCATTTTAAGCACTCATAACGGTGCGCAAAACCAGTTTTATAAATTTGTTGAACGAGCGAAACGCAAGGCCGGTGATAAAAACCGGCTCGATTGGGGCCTTCACACAACACCTATTCAAGTGGCCGTTGATGAGGGTTTCGCCGACAAGATTCTTAAGCGCAAGCTTACCCTCAAGGAGCGTCAGGACTGGCTTGAAAACGAACGGGCTGACTGCGCCGACGATGAGACCTGGTATCAGGAATATTGCTGTCAGGCTCTCGACGAAGCCACGGCATTTCTTACGTATGAGCTCATCGGCAAATGCGAAAAATCCAATCTGGAAATGACCCTCGATAATATCCAGGGCGATTTATACGTCGGCTATGACATCGCCAGAACAAAAGATTTGTCGGTGATCTGGGCGCTTGAAAGGCTTGGTTTGCACAAATACACTCGGTTTTTCAAAGTCATGAAAAACACGCCGTTCCATGTGCAACGCGAGGCGTTCTATGCCCTGTGCGAACACCCGAGATTTCGCCGGGCCTGCATCGATCAGACCGGTATCGGTCGGCAAATGGCCGAAGAGGCCGCCAGAAAGTTCGGGCAATACCGAGTTGAAGGTGTAAATTTTACGTCGAAATCGAAAGAAGAAATGGCCTATCACATGCGCAACCAATTCGAGGACGTTCTGGTTCACGTGCCTGAAGAAGTCGGGATCCGCGAGGATCTGCACTCGGTGAAAAAAGTGGTCACGATATCGGGCAATATCCGCTTCGATGTCGAATCGGAAAAGAAACTCGATTCTCATGCTGACCGCTTTTGGGCGCTGGCTTTGGCTCTTCACGCCTGTGCCGACGTTCAGAATCATTCCGTCCCCAAACCGAGAGTCAGGGGCAGGTATATGGGCGACTCCCTATTACGCGGTTTTTAGACGCCGGGAAGGGTTTTGGCTACTTACCCCTTCCCCGGAACATTTAAACGTTTTTAAACGCCTTACAGAGGTTTTTAAACGGAGTTTTTCAACAAAGTTTTCAGAAGGAAAAGAAACATGGCCGACCAAAAAAAAGGTATCTGGATAACCGAGCGGGATTTTCGCGCTGTTTCCGCACCGAAACTTGACCAAGTCAAGGAAATAGCCACGCGCCAACGAGCCGGGGAAGCAATCGGGTTCGGAATGTATCTGCCCAACCCCGATCAAATCTTGCGAAACCTCGGGCTCGAAATTTCCGCGTATCGCGCGTTGTTGCCGGATTCGCATGTCGGGGCGTGCATCGTAAGCCGCAAATCCGGCGTGAAGTGCCTCAACTGGAGTATCGACCGCGACAAATCCCCGAGCGAGCCCGCCAAATTCATCGAGTCCGTTTTCAAGGATCTCGATATCGAGCGCATAACCGGTGAAATTCTCAATGCGCCGTTGTTCGGGTATAGCGTTCTCGAAATCATGTGGGAGCAGAAAAACGGGAAAATCTATCCCGTGGATATCGTTGGCAAGCCTCCCGAGTGGTTTTTGTTCGACACCGAGAATTCCCTTCGGTTCAAATCCGTTACGAATATTCTTGGTGAGCCGCTTCCCCCGATGAAATTCCTGCTCGCGTCCCATGAAGCCGATTACCAGAACCCCTACGGGTTCGCGCTTCTCAGCCGTTGTTTCTGGCCAGTCACTTTCAAAAAAGGCGGCTGGAAGTTTTGGGTGAAATTCGTGGAAAAATACGGCGGGGCCTTCGCAATCGGCAAGCATCCCCGAGGTGCCCAAGAGGAAGAAATCGAAGCTCTGGCGGACACCCTCAATGCGATGATTCAAAGCGCCGTGGCCGTCATTCCTGACGACGCTTCGGTCCAGATAACCGAATCCGCAGGGAAAACGGCGTCAGGGGATCTGTATGAACGACTGATTAAAGCCGGCGAAGATGACATTTCCAAAGCCCTCGTCGGGCAAACCCTCACGACCCAAGTCGGCACAACAGGCAGCTACGCGGCTTCCAACACCCACATGCAGGTGCGGGCCGATATCGTCGATGCCGATAAAAAGCTGGTGTGCTCGGTTTACAATACGCTCGTTCGCTGGATCTACGAGCTGAATTTCGGGGGCAACGAACGGCCGGTTTTTTCCCTGTGGGCTGATGAAGATGTCGATCTCCCCCAGGCCGAACGCGATGCGAAGCTTGCGCAAACCCAGCAGATCAGATTCCGCAAGCCTTACTGGACCCGCACCTACGGGTTCAAAGAAGACGAAATCGACGAAGTCGAGCCGAATACCGGGCAACCAAGCGCCTTTTCGGAGAGCGTGAATATCAAATTGCCCGAAATCGTTTCTGATTCAGGGGCAGCGGCACAAGAAGCGGTTGACGAGCTTATAAAAGCCATTCCGGCCGAGATGCTGCAGGGGCAAGCGGCGAAGATGCTCGAACCGGTTATCGACATGATTAAAAACGGGGAAAGCATCGAGCAGACCATTGAAGCTCTCGCGGACCTGTACCCGAAAATGAATACCGACGACCTGGTCGATACCCTGCACCGCCTCATTTTCGTCACCGAACTGTGGGGCAAGATCAGCGGTCAAAGGCCGGTGTGACATGGCAAACAGCATCCTGATCGATGCCTTCAAATTGGCCCCGGCCGATGCCGTCAAATATTTCGAAAGCAAGGGCTATAAGATCACCGGCTCTTACGACGAAATGGACGCCCGGGCGCATGCCACCGCCTTTACCGTTGCGGGCGTGGCCAAAATGGACATCCTGCAGGACATGAAAGGCCTCCTGGATAAAACCCTCAAGGAGGGCATGACGCAGAAAGAGTTTGCCGACACGATCACCCCGGCCCTGATCAAGAAAGGCTGGTGGGGCTCAAAGAAAATCGAGACCCCCGAAGGCGACATCGTTCAACAAATGGGCTCACCGTGGCGTTTAAAGACGATCTATCAAACCAACATCCTGACCGCCTACAGCGTCGGGCGCTATAAGCGCCAAATCGAAAATGCGGAAAGCGCGCCGTTTTGGCGGTATATGGCCGTCATGGACGGTTCGACCAGGCCGGCCCACCAAAAGCTACACAACCTCGTCTTTCGTTATGATGACCCGTTCTGGAACGTCTTTTACCCGCCGAATGGGTATAATTGCCGTTGTTCGGTCCAGGCGCTCACGGAATCCGCGCTGGAAAGAAAGAAGCTCGACGTCAGCCAATCAGACGGCAACCTGAGCGGGTCAGGGTTTATCGACCCCAAAACCAATACTCTGGTAACCCCATCGGAGGGTTGGGACCACAACCCCGGCCAAACCGCCTACGCCATTGATGAAGTCGGGGCCGAAACCGCCGCCGCCGCGCCCTCTGACCTCAGAACCGCGTTTATCGACGAAATGACCGCCTCGATTGAAAAAGGCGAGGCCTTTTCCGCCTGGATCGATCAGGTTGCCCTCACCGACAAACCTACCGGGGAAACCCGCATCGTCAGTTGGATCACTTCGGAAATCGAAAACAAGCTTTTCAAGTTGGGCAATCCCCCGGCAAGCCCGATCATTGTCACCAGCGACCGCAACATTGCCCATGCCCTGCGCGACGAGAAACAAGCTGCGGGCAAAGCGCTTTCGGTCGATGAGGTGAAGAGCATTCCGCAAGCGATCGGCCGCTCCGAAGAAGTGTATTACGACGAGCAAAGCCCGGCCCTCTTGTATGTTTTCGACAGCTCGGACCAAAAGAAAAACAAAGTCGTTGTTCGAGTCAACTACAACCCGAAAACCAAGAAAAAGGCCCCGGTGAACTGGCTGATCACCGCCGGAAAAGTGTTGCCCTCAAATCTCAAAGACCCTCGTTACAAGAGGCTGAAATGAGTAAGGACCCGGAGGGGCGCCTTATTATGCCCTCATGGGGCTGGCCTTTGCAGGCAAGTCCAATTGGCCTAGGCATTTCCAATTGTCGGGTCCTCGTTCAAAAAGGTAACCCCAAACCCCGGTTCTGTCAAATGTCGCCAAGGAAACACACATGAAGGAAGACGGCTCTTTTTACGTCGATGACACCGGGCTCGAGCTGCTTCTCAGCGAGCTGAAAGCCAAGTTAAAAGACATGACGCCGGTCATGAAGGCTATCGGCGGCATCGTCGAAGCCTCGGTCCAGGAAAACTTTGAAGTTGGGGGGCGCTGGTCGGGTGTTATCGGGAGTTTTCTCGGGGGTTCGCAAAAATGGGCCCCTCTTGCCGAGCAAACCATGAAGCGAAAGCAAGAAGCCAATAAAACAAAAACGCTGATCTGGTCCAGCGCTTTGATGAATTCCATTTCTTCCGAGGCCGGTCCCGATTCCGTAAAGATCGGCACCAACGTGCCATACGCGGCAACCCATCAATTCGGGGCGGCCAAGGGCGATTTCGGTGACATGGTTCAAGTCTGGGTCAAAGCCCACGTGCGAAAAACCAAGAAGTATGGCGAAGTCGAGGTTGACGAGCACATTCGCACCATGTCGCTCCCGTGGGGCAACATCCCGGCCAGGCCGTTCCTCGTCATTCAGGAAGAGGATTTCCTCGACATCAGCAAAAAGATCCTCGACTACCTGGTGAAAGCCCAGTAACCGCTATCCATCGGCATTTCGATAAATTCATTTTTGATTTTATCTTTTTCACAGGAGGTGATGTGTATGCCGTCCGCCCAGTAATGGACGTATTCTTCAGCACAACAAACGCAACGATTTACTCCTTACAACCGAGGTCGGGAAACCGGCCTCGGTTTATCTTCAAAAAAAGATAAATTCAATTTTGAATTTACCAAAACGATGATCAAATCACGGCTAGAAAAAAAAAGCCCCCGGGGTTGCCCGGGGGAAAGTGAGAGGATCTTTTGAGAGGATGCTTGATTATGTTTCAAAGATGGGCATTTCGTCAACCATGATCAAAAATTTTCAGGCCTGAAACGCCCGCATGATGTTTCTGGCTACGTTCTCATCTTCGAACTTTCCGATCAGGATGTGGCCCTCGTAAAGCCCCCAGGGAAACTTCGGATCGTCGATTTTCCGCACGCAATATTCCGGTTTCATGCGTCTGCTCCTTGTTTTGTCGTTTCCATAAGCGGGGCAAGCAGCGATATTTCTTGGTTGTTCTTGATGAGATGCCGCTTTAAGGCCGTGAAGCTTTTCCAGCAAAAGCTGTATGTGTATCTCGGTTCGGCCTGGGTGGTTCGATTCAATTCATTCACTATCTTTTTTTGCCCCCGGGTCATTCCCTTTTTTACATGGAAAAGAGGCCCAATGCGGCGCGGCTGCATGAACCGGCGGCGCTCTTCACAATCATTCATCAGGAACTTTCCCTCAATCATCCCGTTGACGTAGATCACGATTTCCAGGCGGTATTTGTTTCGGTGCAGCAACAACGCGATCTCAAACCCGTCGGCTTTCAGCTTCACAGGAAAATACAGGCAATCAAGCCGGGCTTCAACAAACTCCCATTCTTCTTTTGTCATGGCTTTTTCTCGCTTTCTTTCAGCTTTAAAATGATCCGGCCGAGTTCTATTTGCGAAACATCTTTGGCCCCCAACGATACGGCCAGCGCGGCTTTCGAGAGGCACACGTCGTAATGGGGAAAACTCTTTTCCTGAAACCACCGACGGTTTACGCCGATCTTTTCAGCCATCTGATGCAGCTCTTCAACCGTATCAGCGACCATGTGACACAGAATCATCCGCCCGAATTTCCGAGCCATATTATCCAGGTAAACCATCCCGTCACTTCCTTTCAAAGACGCTGAAGGCGCGGGTGCGGTTGCCGTTGCCGACGTAGACGTTGACAATGGCAATCTGCTCGAAATGTTTCTTGGGAAAGCGAGGCAGCATGTAGTGCAGAATTCCGATTTTTCCGCCCGAAACGAGGGCATCTACCGCGAGGTCCAAGAGCTCTTCGGGTGTGGGGTAGACGATCGCTCCGACTTTGTATTTTGCGGCCTCCTCTTCGCTGTAAGGCGGGTCACAGAGGATTGTCCTCCAAAGCATGGCGGTGAATAAGCAAGGCCAGGGTTTGCGCGCATCCTGACAAAAGTCCGGGGCCAGATCGCCGTCAAGGTCGAGCGTGCGGTCATTCGGGCCAAACCCCCAAAACGGGTAGAGACGCGCTTTGCCGCCGCATACATGCAACATCGGCTCGTCGAGCCGGCAGCCCAACAAGCGCCGGGCCCGGCCCAGAAAACCCGCCGGATACGCCCCGTAATAGGTTTCCCCGCCCTTTAATTTGGGCCTGGCCAAAAGCCAGGTGTCGGTAAACGGTCTGTACTTCCATGCTGACATGTCGTTATTCTCCTGAGCTCTTTGTTTCTGCGTTCCAATCTTTTCCTTTGGCCATATCGATGCCGATGAAAGTACAGGGGCAGGGACAGAGAAAGCCGATGACACAGTAGTCGGCAGGGACCCCGAAAGAACCGCCCGGAAGAATATAGGAAATGGTCCGAAGAATTTTGCGACCGGTAAATTCACCGGTAAGCGGGCTAAACTCAGCAAGTTCAAGGATATCGCCGGGTTGAAAAGAGCGATCCATTTTCCGGAATTCGAAGTTTTTAACGCCGTCACGCATGTGATTAAAATAAGTTGGCCAGGTTTTCAAAATATGCTTCATGGTCTCTCATCCCTTTTTGGTGGTATTTGCGAACCGGTTACAGGTGACGAAATGGGAGATTCTTGCCCAGATGACCTTGGGCGGATCGTCTTCGGTTTTTACCAGGGTCGGTTTGGCGTCAAACGGGTGCGGTTGCTTGTCTTTCGGGGTGTAACCCCAGATGATATCTTTGCCGCATCGAGAGCACTTTTTGATGGTTTCGGCCACCGTCGGCCCCCTTTTCAGGTCGATTTTTTGTCAGGGTCCAGGGCATTCCAGGCTGTTTCGGCCGTCTTGATCTGTGCCGGGTCGCCGCTTAAAATGGCTTTAATGAACCTATTGCACACCGCGAAAACGACGGCTTCACGACCAGGTTCGGTTTTTTCCAGTTCCATATCATTTCCCGTTCAAAAGCCGGATTTGACGTTGTTTTTCGGTCTCCAGATCCCTGTCTGCGATGACTTGCCGTTGCTTGTCAGTTTCATGTTCTTGTCTTTTCGACGGCGGTTGCAAAGCACCTTTGCCGATGTTTTTGCCAAGTTCGGCCAGGTTGGCTTCGAGTCGGAGAGCTGCGGACGACTTTTTTTCCGGGCCCTGGGGAATGACGGGATCGCTCTTTCTTTCCAGTTTTTCGCGAATGCTGCGGACGGCTTCCCGGTTTTTGCGCCGTTCTTCCTCACTCATGGGCTTGCTCATGTCGAGAACGGATTGCGGCGTTCGGGGCCGCTCCTCATCGTTATACGGGATCGGCGCCGGAACCATGTATTTCTTGGTCGGGTCGGCCATCTCGTAGGCGGTATGGCGCAGATAGTTATGGTTGCCCATTGCGGTTGGGTTACGTTTTAAAACGGCATCCAAAGCCGATGCCCACAACTCAGCATTCATTCGGCGCGGCTCTTTTCCGTCCCAGCTGAGCGTATCGGTTTTGATGATTCCCGTCAGTTCGGTTAACAGACGTTCTACGCGCGGCCAGGCCAGCCCCTTGGCGCCGTTGCGAAACAGGGCCAGATACGGAATCAACCGCACTTGCACGATTTTCGGCAAACCGATCACCAGCGCCAAAGACTGACGGCAGGCTTTATCGTTCGTCCAGGCTTCGAGACTGGCGACCGCGCCGCAAGCCGGGCAGGAAAGCTTCATTTCAATGGCCCCGCTTTCCCGGGCATTTCCAGAAAGAGCCCGTGTGTTCCATTGCCAACGCAAGTTTCTTTTGAATTCTGGCGGGCAGGGCGGCCCGCTTTTGTTCCTTGGACGCTCGCTTATTACGTGGTTTTTTCGGCATGATCGCCACCCCCGGCAATTAACCGCGGCCGCCCGCACAGCTCCGCCGCCTGATTCGCCAGGTCGACGTGCACCCTCAAGTAATTTCCGGCTTTTTCGGCAATCGCCAAAAACCGCAACGCCGCGTCGGGATCGAAAGACAAAGCGTTTTTTGATGTCCGTTCGGCAATCATCTGAATGCCTTCCATGGCGGTTTTCAGTGCCGTCAAATGCACTTCTGCCAGCTCGCAATGGAACGTGTATTTCCCGATGGCTTCAAAGAATGAACTCATAGCTGTCATGTTGATTTTTCCTCCTTTTCCTTATACAGGTTGTAAACTTGTCGCTCGCTGATGTTGAATTTGCGAGCAAGAATTTTTGCGTTAGAGCCATTAAAATCCCGCTTTACCAGACGGCCTAAAATTTTATTCATCCAGCGTTTCGGTATAAAAAACTGCATTCCCGCGAATTCCTTCATCAGGAAAACCGTTTGTGCAAAGCCCATAACCGAAGCCAGTAGTTTCATATCTTCGTTCGGCAGGTCGGCCGGGGTAAATTCATCCAGGAGGGGCTTTAAATCTGTTACCACTGTGGTATTTGCATCGTTCGGAACCTCGCCTTCCTCCTTGGGGAAAAGGCTTAATTGCTTTCCGGTCACTTGGCACCCTCCTTTAATTTGCCTGCATCATCAGCCCCGAAGCGGCACCCTCGGGAGACAGCGGCGCCGATCGCCGCCGTTTCGCTTAACTTTTGTTTTTGGGCGCGGGAAGTAACCCGACGCTGAAGGTTTTGAGGATTGAGACCAGGTCGCTTTTGGGCAGGTCCGAATATTCCTTTTGCCAGGAATCAAGCGCCTCTTCCGCTTCGATTTTGCGACGTTCCTGTTTTTCTCCTTCGTTCTCTTCTTTTTCGGGCTTCGAACTTTTTTGGTATTTGATGGGCCGTTGCCTTCCCGCTGCATCGGTGCGGGTTCCGGTATCTTCAGTTTTGATTTTATCTTTTAACCAGCTATGGACAGTGCTTTGGGCAACCCCCATGCGAACCGCGATCCGCTCCATGGTTTCGCCCGCCTTGCGTTGCTGAACGGCGATCGCTACTTTTTGTTCTTTGGAAAGGTTGCGGCGCACCAGGTTGGTGGCGAAAACGAAATCGCTGAGTTCTTGTTCGGTCCCGATGTATTCAGAGAACCAGGGCGCAATGTCTTTTTCGATACAGGCCCGCAAACGATGCCGGCCATCGGCGATCCGGCCCCCGTATAAAAGGATCGGGGTCTTTAACCCTACCGCCGCGATACTGGCGACCAGCCCGTCATATTCGTCGGGCGTCATTTCGGGCATCAGGTGAGCAACCTGGTGGCACTGCAGCTCGCGCCAATCTTCACGCTGGAATTTTCGGTCAAAATCATTTCCCATTGCTGTTTTCATGCGGCCTCCTCAAGCTGCTGAGCCCGGTCTTTCCGGAAGGCGGCAAGCCATTTTTCGACGTCGCTGGTTGCGCCTTTGATCACCACTTCATCCCCGGTTTCCTTGACGATGATTCCAAGCTTTTTCAACGTGGCGGTTTCGAGCTGATTGAGTGCCGATTTCACCGGGCTCTCTTCGGTTTTCACCAGGATGTCGAACTGTTCGGGCAGATTTTTCCGGATCAGCTTGATCACCTGTTCATCATTGTCCCAATCCAGGCCGCCCTTGCCCTTGCGGAAGCCGACCTGAATGCCGTGTAACACAACGGTTTTCGGTTTTTCGAAAAGCTGGGGGTTTGCTTCGATTGCGGCTTTGAGCTTGGCTTTCTTTTCCTCGATGGTGTCACCGGCGTATTTGAGCAGGCGCACGTGCTTCTTGAGAACCAGGTCGCTTTCTTCCTCGAAATCGGTTTTGCGGGCCGAAAGAGTGTTGAGCGCGTCGGCGTAGTCTTTGGTCAATTTTTCGATGTCGGATAATTGCATGTTCGTTATCTCCTTTGTTTATGAGGCTTTAGCGGCTCTTTGACGGCTCGCTTCAGCCAGTTCTTTTTGTTTCTTCATGGTTTCCAGGGCGCGAATAACTTTTCTGACCTTTTCCATGGTCAAAAAGCGCATGTCCGAAACGTGTACCAGACCGAAGAGGAACTTGCGCAACGCGGTTTCGCGCTTTTCGACTGGGGCATACGAAACATCGTTCCACATGGCATCGATCTTCCGAAGCTGGGCAGGCGTCGCCATTTCCGGTTCCCGATTCTTCAGATGATCGTATTTCTTCGGTGAATCCTTTTTTTCCCAAATCCCGCAACCGACGGCGGTTTCTTCGAGGCTCTTGATAACCAGCCCCGCCTGGCCGAACGTGAGCTCGTTACAATGGTTCACCCCGTAACTTTCCAGCAAACCGTAGTATTCGCCGTCATCGAGCTTGAGAGCTTTGCGAAGCATCTGGATCTTTCGTAATTGCGGCAGACTGAGTTTCATGATCATCTCCTTAATTGCCGTCGAAATGCCTCTCGGAAACAAGGCGGGGAATCGATTCTGCGCACCTCCCCGAACCGTTCCATTTCTAGAAGCCTCTCAATGAGACGTTCAAAATCCTCTTCGCGAATGGAAAAAATTTTGATGTAATCATTGTTCCGGTATCTACCCGTCATAATCACCTGACACCCACGTCTAAAATCGATATCGATATCGATTTCTGTTCTTTCCCGAACCAACGCTTCGAGTTGCTTAGTTCGTGCGTGTATTCCTTCCTGGTCAAGGTCATAATTTGCAACAATCTTGGCCAGTTTCATCCGTTGGGTTTTGCCCATTCTTCGCGCCATTTGTTCGATTCGTCTTTTCATCCCTTCTTACGACCTCCTCTTAATTCGGTTATATCCTTAAAACGATAAATAAAGCGCTTGATATCCAGAGCCATTTCCTCTACTTCATCCTCAGAAACCCTTTCATCAAGGCACGCGTGAAGCGCCTCGTGTAAAGCGACCTCAAAAAGCTTACCGCCTCGCAATTTCGGATGCAGAAAAAGAACCGGGCGTTTATCATCTCTGCCCGTGCAGCCACCAAGCATTCCTGGAACAATTGCCCAACGGATGTCAAATTTTTTCCCAAGAAAGGAATGCTTGTTGAGCTCGGGAATTGGCTTTAGGTCGACATGATTAGTTTGCATTGCAGTTCTCCTCTTATCTAAATTCTCCCTTCAAAATTAAAACGATTTCGTCTTAAAATTGTTCGGGCGGCTCTATATGCTTCTTTCCAGGCTTCTCTTGTGGGCAAAAATGTGACGCTGGACTGATATGCTTCGTAAATACCCATGTCCCATTTTCTTTGCTCAGGGCAACAATCTATATTTAAATGGGGTATCAAAGGGCCATAAGGAGCCGCTTTTCTGATGAAAGAAGAGTTGGTTTCACAACTGATATCAATTTTCCAGAAGGATATTCTTGTTCGCACATTTTCATAGCAAGCTAGTTCTCTATCGAATTCGTTATGAATGACAAATTTTGGAATTTCAATTTTCTTTTTCATAGAATTTCTCCTTATCTGACCAGCGTTTGAGCGGCGGTGCGGATGAGTTCGGGGGTGATGGCGACGTTGTTGAGGTTGGCCATTTTGATGGTGCTGCTGACCAGGTGGCACAGGGTTCGGGCGTTGGCCTTCCCGTTTTCGTTGCCGTCCGCGAACGAACGGGCATTGGCGTAAAACTCTTTCCAGAGCCCGTTTATCGACGGCAAAATCGCGTTGACGATCGCCTGCACATCTTCGGGCTGGGTCTCATCCAGGCGCCAATGCGACGATACCCGAGTAAAGAGGTATTCATTCTCTCCGCGCTTCCCGCGCAGGATGTAAAAAAGCCGGGGCAGGCCCATCAAAATTACGCCGACGTGCGCTTTATCGTTGATCGTGCGCAGCAAATCAAGCGACTTTTCCGAAAGAAATTCGGCCTGGTCGATGATCAAAAGCCGCCCGGTATCACGCAGCTTGTTAAGAATCTCGGCAAACATGTCCGCGATCGCGCCGACACCGCTGCCACCGCACTGGCGATTGAGGTATTGGAACAGGACTTTGGTCGTAAAGGTTTTGTCGCATTCCAGGTAGATCACGCCGACGGTTTTCTTGGCGTATTCGCGGGCCGAGGTGCTTTTGCCGACGCCGGCATTTCCGGTAATGACGCCGATCTGATTCTCGAAATGAAAGTTTTGAATTTTTTCGAAGATGATTTTTGACGTCAAGGTCTCGATGTATTCAGGCTTCGCTACCCATCGCACCTTGGAAGCCTTGCGGTCCGCGTAGAGATCGAGGTATTGCCGAATCTTCTCTTCGACGCCGCCGGCATCGCCCTTATAGGAATGGTTGAGCCAGGTCGAAACGGTGGCGGCGGACATGCCGATCGCTTTGGCCACGTGCGCGGCTTTGATGTTGCTGGTTTTGTCCTCAAGCAGGGCTCGCAATCGCTTGCGCACAATGTCCACCGGCGTTGGTGCCGCCATTGTTTCCGGTGTTGATTCCAAAGGTGTTTCCATGGTATTTTCTCCCTAGTGAATTTATTTTTTCTTCCCCGGGGCTAAAGCCGGGGATTTTTTTTACGAATTTTTCCGGCTTTCCCGGGCCCGCTCTTCGTCGCGTTCTTTTTCCACCGTCGAGGTGTAAAACTTCTGTTTCTGCGGGAAGAGAATGATTTTTGAGGGGGCAGTAAAGTCGACCTTGCCCTCGTTTTCCATGCGTTTTTTCTGAATAATCACCTGATCCATGTTGGTGTTCATGATCTGAGATACGACGGGCTTTTCAGGTTCATTTTCCGAAGGCAAAGGCTTTTGAATAGCCGCGACACCAGCTCTCAAATTGTCCAGGCGTTCGGTTGCCTCAGTGGGCTTCAAGTGTTTGAGTTTTTCTCTTTGGGCTTTCTCCGCCCGGCGTTTAACGGCAATTGCCTCTCTCAAGCTGTCTTGAGCCTCTTCGGTTCTTGCCATGAATTCGTTGTTTTTACAGAATTTGCCGTCACCGAGATAGGCATCACCTTTCTCGGCAAAGAACCAGACGGATTGATATTCATCAGGCGGATGTCGGTAATAAACTCGCTCGCCCATGTAGCCGGCCATCCACTCGGCCCAGTATCGACCGCCGATTTCGGCAACTTCCACGCCATTGCCGCGAATGGTTTTCATTTTGGAACACCGCATGCAGAAGAGCATCAGCGCTTCTTTACGGACTTCGCGCTTTACCGTGAACTCTTCTTTCCATGCCTGATTCGGGCTCCGGCCCTGTAAGGCTTTCCCTTCCGACGGCAATTCGTTGAAAATGGTTTCGATGAAATCTTCGTATTCTTTTGCAAAGTCCTCGAAAGGCCTGATCAAATCTTTCTTGATTTCCGCTTTCAGCTTTTCGGCCGGCCGCTCGATCACATCACCGCCGCGATACCCAGGGAAACGTTTTGACAGCTCGTTTTTAATTTTCAAAAAATCGCGTTCAATCGGCTTGGCTTGGGCGTTAAAAGGCCAAGCAAAATGCGGGATGATGTTTAAGCGCGAAAGCATCGGGGCCGCTTTTTCTTTGTTGATCTCGACTTTGATAAACGTCGTTGAGACAGACCGACCACCGGCAAAATCCCTGCATCGGTAATCTTTTCCGTTATCGATAACCACATCCGTTGGCAGACCATATTTCACCGCCGCATTGAAGAAGGCCTGGAAAATATGATCCGAATTCGGCGGCTCAATATGGAACACCCAACCGAGATGTTTCCCGGTTTTGACATCACGCCAGGCGGTATACCAGGGGGCGGCCATTTTATTGTCGCCGTGTTTGGTCAAAACGTCGATCTGGGCGTGATCGCTGACCCAGACTTCCCCGGCTTTCAGGTTGGAATAATCGCGAATGAGGTGGTGACCGTATTTCTGGGTCCACTCTTTCCAGCCATACCGGCCCAAATAGATGTCGGACTCGGAAAATCGTTTTTCAAGCAATCTCCGAAAGGCCATCGGCGAAGGGAAATTTTCTTGTGAAATTTCCTTGTTTTGGCGTTTCACGAACCCCAATGTTTCTATCCAGACACTCTTTACGGAGGATCGAGACTGCTGCAGGAAATTTTGTGTGAAGTATTCAAACCATTCGTCCAAAATCGTGGTAGAACCGTTTCTCTTGCCCCATTTGGGCATAACGGCCATTTTTCCATACTCGGCAACGTCTTTGCGCCACCGGTAGATGCTCTTATCGCTGACCTGCATTTCCGGGTGCGATTCGTTCCAGGATTTGACGAACAATTTCAAATCCTCACCTTTAAAAGTTGAAGAGGCGCTTAAAACCAAAAGGATCTTGTCAGCGTGTTCTCGGGCCCAGGCGGGAGCAGACGCGTAAACGTTCATATCCGTCTCAATGTTTGAAATGATCTCTGACATATTGGGTTCATCCGCTTTCTGGGCCTCGGCATGGCGCTGAATTAGAAAAGTTTGAGTCTCGCGGGGAAGGCAATCAAAACGGTATTCGCGGCCCCCGCCGCGCCCCTGGCGTTCACGGTCAAACCACTGCTCACGCCAGGCTCTTTTGTTAATCCCTTGCACCGTTCCTGGCATACCCGGCAGACTGAGCAACTCTTGAGCCGTCCACCACTGTTTCAACTCCAACCGTTCCGACACCGTTTTAACCTCGTGTGTTAAACTTTTAAAAAGTCCCGGGGCTGTGCAACCAGCCCCAGGCAAATCCAACCCCGGAGGACCTTATGAACCTTACCGATCGTGAACTTCTCGAAAACATCCTTTCTGGCCAAGTTCTTTGCCTTGCAGCCTCATTAAAAGCAGAGGCCCTGGCTAAGGGTGTTCATTCAACAAGCGACTACACTTCTGAGGCTCGAAACCTCATCAAAAGGAAGAAGGAGCAGATTTTGAAAGCTCTTTCTGCGTGAGATATTTAAGATTGATTTCACTTCCATAAAGAGCTAAAGCTTCAACCTCTCTGAGAATGCCTTTGATCGTGCTCGGTCGAAGGAAGCTGAGCATTTTTAGAATTTCTACTGCAATTTGCCCAATTTGTTCATCGTTCAGCAGACCCTTTCGCTCAGAATCAATGCGTGGGAACTCTTTTCGCAAGATCTCTCCAATTCCAATGCCATAAAACATTCCCAACTCTTTTTCCTTCTCGATAAGAGTAAAGAAAAGATGGGCTCTTTTTTCGGGTGAAGGAAAATGGCCCCGACACACCGCATAAGTGTCCATTTGCGCAAAAATTTCCCGCAAAAACCCGAATCTTGGATTCATTTTTTCTCGTAAATTCATTCTCCCTAATGATTCAGAGATGAAATCATCACATTTTTCTTTCAGGCTTTCTTGAAATAATTCTTTTTTGACCACATCCATTTTTTTTGAAATTGCATCAAACACTGTATAAAACCCAGTCAAAGTTATTGCGGCTTGGTCCAAAGAAAGTCGACCTGATTGCAACAACTCAGAAATTTCAGAGCGAAATTTTTCTGATTTCTCCTTCACTTCCGAAAGAATCATGTTTATTTTTTGATTCATATAGTTCCCCTTCTTTTAAATTGCCGGTCTTTCCCGGCTGTCAGGTCAGGACGTTTCGTATTTTTTGTCGGGCTCCAACTCGATCCGGACCGGGGATTTTGCTGGTCTCCACACGGGGAGGGTCCGCCCATTTATTTTCCTTCTAAATGCCGCTTCAACAGCGACTTTTTCCGCTTTAATTCTGATTCCTGCATTTCGAGACGTCCAAGTTCCGCCTTCAGGGCCTCGGCCCCGATGAAAATCTTCGCGCCGCGCTTCCTCGCCAAAAGCTCAGTCAGAGCGTAGGTCCCGGCGGCTTCTTCGAATGCCGCCGCGTATTCAAACGGAAATCTCCAATTTGAACGCGACTCCGCCGACCAGGTGTCGAGCATATTCTTGGTGATCTCGACCCCAAGCATTTCACTCATCCGTGCGGCGATCTCAAACCGACTCCGAACCGAGCCTTTCAGAGCGTCACTGATGACATGGTGAAGCTCGACATCGTAATTCAGGCTTCCCCCGATAGGCTTGGGGGGCTCAGGAATCTCGAAAAGCGCTTCAAATGTGAGCTGTCGTTCGTCGGTTCGGCTTTTCATGTCAATTTACGCTCCTACCTTTTCCATTGAATTGGAGGGTTCGAAGTGATACATTCTTTTTAGGTTCTTCCCTCGATTCGGTTTATTCTCGTGGTTGTATCTGGATGGCCAGATTTCCCAGGGTTTATTACCCAGGACAAAGGCAATCAAAGCCTCAAGTTTCGGGTAGGGTGCCTGGAAAACTGAAGAAAGTTTGGTCGGCGAGTAGTTGTAATGCCTCGCCAATCTGCGCAAAGACCAACCGGCCTTCTCCAGGGCGGCCTTCACATCAGCAGGATGCCAATCGAGGGATTGGTTGGTTTGGTTTTGTGTTTTCGGTTCCATGAACCCATAATAACTCGAAATAAGTTTTGTGTCAACTCATTTTGAGTTTCAAGTTCGGCATATCAGAGCTCTGCTTTAAAAATTGAGAAAACTGGGCTAAACATTGATTAATAAAGGCAAAAACCAGAATGCGTTATCAAATCCCAAACTTGAAACTCCAGTTTCAAGTTCATTTGGCGAACTTGAAACTGGAATTGAGATGGAAATTGGGAAGAGGATAACTCGAATCAGGTCGGACATAACTCGAAAGGAGTTTGCCGAATCTCTTGGCTTTCATATAAATACCCTTGGCCAATACGAAAGAGGGGAAAGAAACTTCACAGCAAAAGTTTTAAATAAGATTTGTGAGGTTTACCACGTTAGCCATCAATGGCTTCTAACCGGCGAAGGCCCCATGAAAAAAGGGGAAAACCCGCCGCCGCCGATCGCGCCCGCCGCCCCGGCACAAAAGGCAGAAACGCTTATCGTCCCAATGAAAGACCTTTACCCCGACAGCCTCCCTTACGACGAAAAACTTTTAAAAGAAATCATTATCGAGGTCGAGAGTTATCTCCGCACAAGGCGCGGGGAACTGAGTCCTGAGAAGAAAGCGGAAATAATCGCCATGCTTTACGATCAGCACTTGCGGCGGGAAGCTGGCCAGGACAAAGATAAATCAAAAAATCAAGTTGCCAGGCTTCTTAATATTGCGCTCTAATTGTCGGTAACGCGGCGTTTAAAAGAGATTAAACGTCACTTTTTGAGGGAGTAATCACCGTGTTTCGATCTCCAAACACAACGACAATAACGGGGACCGCTTCAATTTTGTGCGTTGGATGTAAAGAGTTCAATGCCTCATCAATAATTTCTCGAACGCTCTTCCGATCAACTGATCCCATGACGTTTTCTTCAACCTCTTCTTTAAGTGTTTGTCTGAATATAAGACCATAAAGTGCTGTTTCAGTGACTCAATAGAAATCGGCATTTTCAGGGAAATTACGTAAATGAATCTTTATCAAAATGCTAAGGTTAGACATTTTAAATATGCTTAAAGCAAGTATTGATCTTCGAAAAGACAATTGTCTAGTTGCCTTTGAAAGGATGTTAAAAAAAACTGAGAAAAGCAACAAAGACATTATAGAAAGGCTTAGACACGCATTTTCCGAATTAATTTCCGAGCAATTATTAAAAAATGGGCTTGTTCCGAGATTAGATCATTCTATTTCCTACATTAATTTTAATAGGGAGAAAAATCTAATTTCAAACAACTTGGATGGGGACATGCCAGCTCCACCAGACCACTACCCAGATTGCAGGGATTCAAAATTCTGCCAAAGATATGGTTTTAATTCCTATAGTGTTTCGGCCATTAACTATCGTTTTCATCCATTTTGCATTCTGCCATCTCTTTTCCCATTAACCTTTATAGAAGGGTTTTCAATTGGCAATATCATTGTTTCGTATGAAGGATCTGATGTTGAAATTGTTATTAAACGAGATGACTTTTTTCATTGTGTTTCCTATTCCTACTCAGCAAATCCAAGAAAGCACTTTGGGTTTATTGCGCTGTATGGAATTTGGTTTAACAAAGGTATTTTATCGGAATTTCTTGGCTTGAATTTTCAGAAATGCGATCATCCAAAGAATTTTTGTTCGGAAGTGCAACTTGGAATAGTCAATTTTCCAGTAATGAATCTGTGTGGGTTGTGCGGAAAAATTGTTCTTTGCAATTGTTTTAAGGGGTATGTAGATGCTGAAGAGATCATTCGATATTTGCCTTGGGGAGGTAGCAACGAAACGCTTAATCGTTTAATTAAGGAACACATTTATTCTGATGGCTTGTGTGCTCTTTGTAAAAACAGCGTGCCTCCTTTCATTTATGGTAATGCAATGTATTTCAACACCTTTCAGCAGAGATATTTGCCTTACTACGAATTGATGCAAAGAAAATTCCGAAAATCAAATCCTTCAGTAATTCTCCAGGGGAAAATTTTAAGGGATATTGAAAACGAAACAAGGCAGTTATTTGGGTTCCCCAAAATAGGTGAAAAATGGCTTTCTGAGC